CTACTTGGTGATATGAATGCTATAGCATCCTTTCTTAGTTCAGCAACAGCGATTATTTTATTCGCTTTCGCTTGAATAGTTGATTTAGTACCTGCACCAGAACCCATTAGTAAGAAATCTACTTCAAAGTTCTCAGTATTTTCAAATAATTCATACCCAGTAGATATTTCACCAAGAGTTGAAGTTAGAGCACCAGTAGATGAAAGATCAGTACCACCATCATAGTTTTTACCACCATCTAGTGCATAGGTATTGCTTCCAGATCCAGCAAATGATATGCCCTCAGCATCCTGATCCCATCCTATGTCTGTTGCAGCAGTAAATCCTGAACTAAAGTTAGTTGCTACCACACCTGCTGGAGCTGATCCACCAAATACTTGAGTTGATGTATTATAGAGATACTTTCTCCAATACGCTGTGCTACCCACAGAATATTCAGCATCTTTTGCTTTTGATAGAGAAATATGTTTTTCTAAGATTGTACCAGCGTTACCAGTTACCTCTCCTTTCCCATCAATTACAATAACATGAATCTCATCAAATCTTGCGTTTCTTGCAGCAGCGTAGGATGAAGTGCCTGGTTTATCAACTATGGAGTTCCATGTGATAGTTGAACCAGCACCAGTTAAGGTTAATGTTTGCTCACCGAACCAATCTATTGCAGATGCAATTGTTCCAGCATAACCTATGGTTGTATTAGTGCCAGAAGTTGCTGTAATGATACCAATTGAACCTGTGCTACTAGTTGATAAACCAGCAACATCAAAACCAGTCTTGAATCTGTAAATTCCAGACTCTGTATAGTCTACAGCAGTTTCTGTTCCTGCGACAGATACGTGAGATACTACTTTAACACCAAACTTATCGTTACCCAATTCCTGAGTTATAATTCCTTTTAAGAATCCATCTAAAATTGATGTTGATCCAGCTCCTACAAGTATAGTGTTATTTGGTACTGTTTGTGTAACCCCAAGTCCAATCATACCTGATGGTGCTGGTGTTCCTGCAGTTCCAAAACCAATACCTGCTGTGTTAATACCAACAATCTGATCTGCAAGACCATCAATTGTTGCTACTCTAATACCATTACCCCATGAACCAGGATTTCTGGTAGAGAATGTTACACCTGTTATAGTGTTATTATCATAACCTAACTGGTTATAATGATCTGTGCTTTTTATTTTTATATCACTTGCACTTCCTGTAAATGCATTTTTCATATGGGTGTCATCTGCTCTCACTACCCTCATATTTCCACCATATGCTAGGTAAGAAGAGGCGACTAACCAATCTTCATAATGCTTGTCTGTCTCGTATGGTTGACCAAAGTTGTTTAGTAAGTCAGACTCATCTGTTACTAAAACTGGTTCTCCGACAGGTCCTTTTGCAAAGGGAGCAACAAGTGCACCAATTGATCCAGAGGTAGCGTCTACTCTACCAATGGTTAAATCAACCTCTCTAACTACGATACCAGGAGATGCTAAATTTAACGCCATCCCTTACTCTCCGAATCTCAGATTTATTTAAAATTATTTATTCAAAAGGGTATTTTCATTGGGGAAACAGCACATGAACATCACCAATCTGGATAATACCACTCTTTTTCTGTCTTATTTAATTTTCTTCTTTTTACAATTCTCTTAATTGTGCATATCTTACACTCATAAGAATAGGCAGAAGGAATATCTCCTCTGCCTTTTCTGGTAAGATAATAACCATCTATCAAATCCTTTATTTCACCACATACTCTACACTTCCTTTCTTTTAGTAGTATATGTTCTAGATCAAACTGATCATCTAAGTCCATTAGATACCATTCCAGAAGTTATCTACAGGTTGTGCGTTTCTAGATGCTATGTATAATGCTACGTTACAGAAAAACCATAAAATATTTGTTACCCACGCTTGTCGCCAACAATATTTTCTATTTGTTTGCACAATAAAGAGTTCCTCCTCAGTGCCTGAGTTTTTTATAAATTGTTCCAATATTAATGAAATCACAAATCCTATTGCGAAAACATAAAATAAAAGATTTAAAAAACCTGCGTTAAAAAGTAAAAATGAAATCATCTGTAGTCCCACATGTAAGAGCGATCACCATATTCATCAGTATGCCACCTATCTCCTTCAGAGTCAACAAATGTATCGTCATCCAGACCATCTGATATAAAACCGAATGGAGCCATGTCCTGTTCGATTTGATTTTTTTGTTCCTCGTATATTCTTTTTCTTATATCATTATCAGTCATCTCTTTAAAATAATCCTGTGCAACTAACCATGCAAAGATTACAAGACACATCGCTAAATCATCATTACAACCCTCCTCTGCCTCAAAAGAGTTATGTTTTTGAGAAAATGTAGTGAGTTCAGAAATAATCTCATAATCACAGGTTAGTAACTTATCATCTTCAATCAGTGTCTTTAAATTACTGCAACCTAATTTTTTGACTGCTGCAGTCATTCTAACTCCTAACTGAGACTTCTTACCAGAGAATCCTTGACCCACCACCTGACCATTTCTACCTCTCATTGAAGCCATTAATAGATTATCATACTCAAGATCATATTGCAAGATACTCGCTACTTGGTCTCCAATATCATTTACCTCAATTAAAAGAAACGCATTGTTATATCCTTTTGCTACACTGTGGATGATGTTCGGAAACAACATGGGTTTAATTTCATTGTTTCGATATTTCGCAACCACTTTGTATGGAAACTCAGTTATATCAAATACAATAAACGCTGAATAATCATTTCCTAATCCACGAGCAACATCAACTGTAATCATATAATTATGATCTTTTATTGCATCCTCATAGATATCAAGACCAGCATTCTTTGTAATTGGAGCATCATAAATTAAATTTTTTAGTTTACTTGGTGCGATAAGAGTGTTAACAGATCCTAAAAACTCACATTCAAACTCAACTTTGAATTGTTGTTCAGATGTGTTTGCTATAGTTTGTGCTTTCCATGCCTCATCTCTACCAGGTACTTCATTCCAATGAACGTCTGTAGGAACATAACCATTAGTTCCTCTCTCAGCATCATGCCACATCCTGTAAAAGTGGTTCATACCACGAGGAGTTGATACAATTATTACTTTAGTGCTTGTACCAGAAGAAATTGTAGGATATACAGACGCAAAGAAATCATCCGCTACGTGATTTGGGACAAAAGCAAACTCATCAAGGAATAGTATGTTGAAAGACATACCCCGAACAGCAGATGCAGATGTAGATGCTGCTAATATTTTTGATCCGTTATCTAATTCTAATGAACCTTTGTTCCATGCTATGATACCCTGTTGCATCCATTTTGGTAAATTTTCGTATGCAGTCTGTAATCTACCAAGTAGATCCATCGCAATCTTCGCCTTGTTCGCAAGAATTCCAATGTTAACACTATCATTGAAGATCGCATAATGTAGAAGATATGATACCACAGTGGTAGATTTACCAGTTTGTCGTGGCATTTTACAGATATTAAATCTTTCTCTGTGAAAATTATTAACTAGTTTTTCTTGAAAGGGATATAGATTAAATGGAACGAGACCCTCATCAAGAGATACTATCTTGATGTATTTCTTTGCAAAATATACTGGATCATCCTTACACTTTAAAAATTCTATAATATTCTCTTCAGAGAACTCAATCGGTGTATTTGCTTTTTTTAAATTAGGATTTCCAAGATATACATTATCAGACATAACAATTACTTTTTAGTTTTCTTTTTCATCGAGTTGATGAATTTTCTGTAGACTGCTGCCTCAGAGGTTTTACCCATTTCTCTTGCCCGTTGCTCCATAGCAACAGCAGCTTGAATTTTATGAGCGTGTGATCTATTAGATTTCCTGATTTTTGCAACAGACGTTTTTGCAGTAGCAACGTCCTTAAAACCAAGTCCATGAATAGTTCCTTTAGGATTTTCATCTGTATATAAGTCTGAATGTTTCTTTGAATTTGCTGGTTGACCCTTCTTTCTAGGGATGCGAGGATTTGATTCCTCATTCATTGCTTTCTCTAATTTATCTGCTTGTTTCGCATGAGTCTTAGATCCCTTCCTAAGATTTTTGACTAACTTCTTGATGTAAGGTTTATCCTTTTTATCTAACTCCTCTTTCATATCATCTTTACTATCAAGATAATCAGCAGCAGTATCTAAGTAATCAGTTGCTTTAGTAATCTTTGACTGTACCCATGCTTTGAAGTTATCTTTCTTAAGAGTATGTTTTTTAATACGCTTAGATGCTCTTTTAGCAGTTTTCAACTGATTACGGATCATCTCTGGTTCGTGATCCTTATGTTTCTCCTCTTCCATTGCTTGTTTGCGAATAGTTGCGAAGTAAACTTTCTCACCTTCTTCTTTACCATATTGCTTCTGCATACTCTTCTTCATATCAGACTTATCATACTTCTTCTTTAATCTATCATCTTTTCTTTTCTCTTTCTCAGTCATTTTTCTTTCAACTAACTCACCCTCTGGTTCATAATGTGCTTTTCTTACCTTTGAAGTTAATCTTTTTAATTTTATATAATCACCTGGTTTAGTAGGATCTAACTCAGGATGTGCCTTCAAGACACCGCTGTCAATTTTACCTGTGTAATCTTTTTTTGCTAAGGGTAATCCTTCACCAACACCTCTATAATCTACTGGTGTTAT